CCGAACAGCGACGGCACCCGGGTGAAGGCGTCGAGGTCGTCGTTGATGATCACCTGGCGGGTGATGCCGATGACCTTGCCGTAGGTCTCGACCCGGTAGCTCTCCTTGGCCTCGCCGATGGTGCCGCGCTTGAACTCGCCGGACTGATTCACCTTCTCCAGCTGCGGCGCCTCGCCCAGCTGCAGGCGGTGGATGTCCTTGAAGTCGGCGGCGGTCGCCCGCCGGGCGATCGGCTGGAAGGTCCGTGGCGCCGCCTCGTAGGCATCCCTCAACGTCTTGTTGGTGACCGCGGCGAGGATCTGCGGAAAATCCGAGGTGGTATGCAGCGCCCGTGTGGCGATCTCGTCGCGGGACAGCCCGCGCACCCGAACCCCTTCCGCCTCGAGGAAGGAGCGTGCCATCTCGATCAGGCTGTAGCCCCGCCATTCGCGGGCCGGATCGGTCAACTGATAGCGGTGCGGATCGAACCGGCACAGCAATGCCGTCTCGACCGCCAACCTGCGGGTCTCGGTCTCGTCGAGAGCACCCATGCGCACGTGCGGCCGGGTCTCGACGGCGCGGTCACGCTCGGCGGCCCGGTCGATCAGCACGCCGCGGGCCTCGTCGAGGGCGACGCCGCGGCGGACCAGGTCGTCGGCCACCGGTGCATCGATCCCGAGCTTGCGCGCGGCGTCATAGATGCCGGCGACACGTTCGCGCTCCGCGGCGACCACCCGCTCGGCGATCTCCTCGGCCGTCGGGCCAGGGTCGCGCCGTTGCTCGCGCCGACGTTCGACATCATTGTCGTCACTGGGTTGGGAAGTAGGCTTGGCGGCCTGCGGCTTGTCCTCCGGAACGCGCTTCGCCGGAATCTCGGAATTGGCGGCCAAATTACCGGTTCGCTTCTCCACCTTCGTCTCGCTCTTCGTTTCCACTGTCGTCGCCTCCGCGCCGAGATCCTCGGCGGAATGTTCGACCGCCTTGTCTACCTGTTGATCCATGTCCTTGTTCTCCGGCTGGTGGGCGCCCTGCGCCCGATGAAAGAGACGGCAAGGCGATGCACCCTGCCTGTGGCGGAAACTCGCGCCGCCGTCGGCACCGACCGGCACCGCCGACAGCTCCAGCGGCTGCCAGTCGATCGCTCGCCACACCGGCACGGTGCCGTCCTCGTCGATGACCTCGTAGGCGCGCACCGTGTAGCCGACCGAGACGTTGCGGATGATCCCGGTGCGCACGTCCCGCCAGATCGGCTCGACGTCGTCGCGCTCCGAGAACCGGACCACGGCGCGTCCTTCGAACGCGTCCCCGCTTTTGGCGATCCATGCCCGCTCGACGACGCCGATGACGTCGTCGAGGTCGAAGGCGCCGTGGGTGTTGAGGAGCGGTGCGCCGTTGCCGAGGCGGGAGAGGTCGACGTGCGCCGGATCCAGCGACAGCACCTCGTCGTAGCGCTTGCCGGTCCACAGATCCCGCCGCCTGACCGCCGCCCCCGTCGACCACACCACCTCGACGGTGCGCGCCTGGGCCTCAGCCGTCTCCGGCATCAGCGTTACGCCGCGGGTCTGCATCGGGAGATCGAGCGTCTGCCCCTCTGTCGTCGGCGCCTCGATTGCATTGCGCTGCGGAGCTGCGCGTTTACTCATCCTTTTCCTCCATGAGGGGCTTTGCCTGGCCGGTCTTGGTCGCCTTGCGCGGATCGGTGTCGAGAACGATGCCGAGGGTATCGAGCTGGTCGTTGGTCTCGCCGATCTCGGCGAGCACCTGCGCCGGATCGTAGCCCTGGCGGGCGATCGCCTCTTTCAGCGTCATCAGCCCTGCGCGTACCGCCAGGATGTCGGCCTGCACGTCCTTCAACGGATCAACCGCCTCGAACCGCGGCGCCGTCCACTCGGCCTCGATGTCGCCGTCGGGCAAGGCGCCGGTCGCTTGCGCCGTTGTGACGAACCGGTGCCACACCGGCTGGCAGAGACCGGGAACCAAGAGCTGCCACTGCAACGCCTCTATCCGCCTGCGGAATTCGATCAACCCGGCACGGATAGACGAGTAGTTGACCTGGCTGAGGTCCCCGGTGAGCAGCTCGTAGGTCAGCCCGACGCCAGCGGCGATGGCGTGGAGCTGCACCCGCATGTACTCGGCGTAGCCGCCGCTGGCCGACGGAGCCGCAAACTTCACGTCCTTGCCCGGCGCCAGGTATTCGATCATCCCCGGCTCGAAGGCTTCGACGCGATGTCCCTCGGCGTCGGTGGTCGCCGTTCCCAAGGTCTCCTCGTCCTCGGAGCCGGTAACGAAGGCGGCGAAGCAGGCCTCGATCTTCTTGCGCACCAGCTCGGCGTCGTCGTACTCGTCGAGGTCGCGGAGCTTGAGGATCACCGGTGCGAACCACGGCACGCCGCGCACCTGGCCGGGCCTGAGCCTCTCGAACAGGTGCAGCACGCCCTCGGCCGGTACCCGCTTGCTGACCAGCGACACCTTGCGGAACGTCGCCACCTCGCCCGGGTGCACCGGAAAGAGCCAGTAGGCGCGACGGCGCCCGAGCGCGTCGAACTCCACGCCCTGAACGACAAAGCCGCCGCCCGCAAGCTCGCCGGTCTTGCCGGTGTCGAGATGATCCGGCTCCAGCAATTGCAGCTGCAGCGGAACCGGCAAGCCGTCCTCGATGCGCCGTTCCCGGATCCGGATCAGGCATTCGCCGCTCTCGGCCATGGCGCGAACGACGAGCGCCTGCAGACCATAGAAGTCGGTGAGGCCGTCGGCGTCGCAAACCCCCGCAAACCGCGCCCACAGCTTGTCGGCCAAATCACTCATGCCGGTGTCACCGGCGCGGGCCCGCGGCATAATACCGGTGCCGACCAGGTTGCAGACCACCGCCTGCACCGCCTTGGCGGCATAGGGGTTGTTACGCACCAGATCCCGAGAACGATCGCGCAGGCGGGCGATCGCCGGGCCGATCTCGGTATTGGCGCCGGTGCCCGCGGCGACCCAGCCTTCGGTCCGGCGGCCAAGGCGGGCGCCTTCGTAGCTGCGGCGCAGCGCTGCCATGGCGTAACGGTTACGGACACGCCGCAATCCCGCCGCCGGCGAGACATAGCCGACGGCCTGGTCCAGCCAGTTCACGGTTGCTTAGCCTTTCCGGAACGTCGCGAGACTATGCGAAGGCCTGGGCGTTCCCGCCTCCGCCGCCATCTCCCGCTCGATGGTGCGGATCCGGCGCAGGAGATCAGCCTCGGAGCCGTACTCAACGGTTTTCCCGTCATACGAGACCCGCAAGGTTCCCCGCGCATACGCCGCCTTCAGGGCATCCAACTCCGCTTGCGTCCACGCCATTTTCTTGCTCCGATCAGTCCCGTCTCAGCCAGTGCCGTTTCCGCCCGCCGAGCCAGCCGCTCCGCCGCGGTTCGGCCGACCGTGACAACGGCTCGTTTCTTTGTGCGTCCTGGCGCGAAGTCCCTTCCATCCGGTTGTCAGCGCCGGCGCTCCCGGGTTCGACGCCGAGTGCCCGTTCTAGCTCGCGCCACTTGCGTTCGCTCCACCGGTCAATGCCAGCGATCCAGGCGGCGGCGCGGGCATAGACCCGGCAGTCGAGCGCCTCGTTGCGCTCGCGTAGCTTTTGCCATTCGAGCTTGGTAAAGCCGCGACGGGTCTTGACCGTCACCAGTTGTTCGGCGACCAGTTGCTTCACCCACTCGGCGTTGGTGCCACGCGGCAGGTGCACGAAGCCGGCGGGATACGGGACGCCGGCATCGTTCGGCCGACTTACGCCACGCCGCTGGCGCGACGGTTCCGCCTCACCCTCGTCCAGCGGCCGCTGCTGCCGCAGGAACCGGTAGGTCTCGCTCTTGAGCGTGGCGACGGCGACGGTCCACAGACGGGCGCCGCGGCGGATGCGGCGCCCGCCCTCGGTGGCATCCACGTAGGTCGGCCCCGACACCGGCGCCGCCCGGTTGAAGCCCTCGACGCCCTTCACCGGCAAAACCTGCGCCGATCCCTGCCGCCGCGCCCAGGCATAGACCGCCGGCGCCTCGTAGCCGGTGTCGATGGCGAGACGACCGAGCCCGACGCGGGTACCGGCGGCATGCGGCCAGTTCTCGCCGAGCAGCGCGGTGAGTTCGCTCCAGGCGGTCGCTTCTCCCGGACCACCGTCGATGACGATGTGGTCGACCAGCCAGCTCTCCAGGCCGCGGCCCCACGCCCAGACCGACACCTCGATCCGATCCTTCTGCACATCGGCGCCGGCGGTGAGCAGCACCCCGCCCATCGGCACCGTGCCGCGCCGGAAGTCCTCGCGGCGGTCGTACAGGCGCTGCCAGTCCGGCGCCTCGCCGGCTTCGACCCAGGTCTCGCCGAGAATGGTGTTGACGAAGCTCCGCTTGGCCTCGTCGGAGGCTTGCGCCGCCTCCCACTCCCGGGCGATCCGCTCCCACGACAGCCATCCCACCGGCGAGTACAGGCTGGAGAGATGGAAGCCGACGGTGAGCGGATCGGCCGAGGTCGCCGTCGGCCGCCATTCGCCCCGTTCCAGCATCCGGGTCTTGTGATGCTCGGCGATCGGCGTCTCACAGGCCTCGCAGTGGTAGGCCGCCGTCTCCGGTTGTCCCTTGTCCCATTTGAGCCGCTCGAACCGCAGCCACTGGCGGTGTTCGCAGTGCGGACACGGCACGAAGAACCGGCGCTGGTCGGAGGCCTCGAATTCGCGTTCGATCACCGACATCCCCTTGATCGTTGGCGTCGAGGCCATAAACACCTTACGCTGCCACGAGAACGTGCGAGTCCGCGCCTCGGCGAGGGCCACCGGATCGCCCTCGTCGTCGACCGACGGCGGGTAGGCGTCGACCTCGTCGAGGAAAAGATAGCGGACCGGCATCGAGCGCAGTCCCACCGCCGAGTTGGCGCCGGTCAACACCAGGATGCCGCCGGGGAACTCCTTGGACAGCACCGTGTTGCCTGAATCACGCGAGCGCGCCGGCGCCACCTTGTCGCGCAAGGACGGACTCTCCTCGATCAACGGATCGATGCGCTGCTGCGAGAACCGTTTCGCCAGCTCGACGGTCGGCTGCACCGCCAGCATCGGTCCCGGAGCGTGTTGGATGACATAGCCGATCCAGTTGCAGCCGCTTTCCGAGGCGCCCAGCTGGCTCGCCTTCATGAACACCACCCGCTGGCAGGCAAGGCGCGGGCTCAGCGC